ATTATATCGTTCCACGTAATAACCCCTGGTTCTACTGTATCTAATGATAAAGCATTGCCTGTAGGTAATACATTTGCTCCGGCTGTTATTGTAACATTTCCAGTAGCCAAGGTCAACGAGTTTCCAGTAGGTGTTACGTTAGTATCTATATTAACTGTAAATGCACCTATACCTAAAGATACAGCATTTCCTGTAACTGTGTGATTAGCGTCGGCAGTAATAGTTAAAGTACCTGTGCCTAATGCAAGTGCGTTTGGATCTAAATTTTCAGTAACTGAATCTGCAATAATACCTACACTACCTATTGTAATAGCTAGTGAATTTTTAGATACTACTACATTTACATCTGTATCGGGTCCTGATGTAGCAAATGGTAATGCTGATATTGCGTCAAATCCTAAACTCATAAATAATCCTTAAAAGGAGGCAGTAGGTATGTGGTGGTGTACTGCCCCCATCTAAAGATTATATCATCGTTTAAACCAAGAAGGAAGACCTAAATGTGGACGCTTGTCAAACATATTATCTTTTGCTCCAGGTGTTTTACGGTTGTTATAATGAAGAAATACTTGAACGCATTCCTTACCTTTAAATTTATTTCGCCAATGCTCTAGCTCACAGCCAGAATAGACTAGCATATCTCCTGGTTTTAAATCTACTTTAACACCTTTAGTATTATCAGATACATAACCCATACCGTCTTTTACACCACCTTTTGTAGAATCAGGCTCAAGATATATTGGCCAATCATCACCACCAAGATTCATAGTCGTTGATATTTCACAACTAAATCTATCTTTGTGTCTTTTAAGTTCATCACCTTTTTTATATATTCTTGCATATGTATAAGCTGGATATAATTTAAGTCCTGTTACTTCTTCCATTTTAGGTTGGCATTTAAGTAACAAAGTTTCCATAGCTATATTTGCGTACTGACTATAAGTTTCTGGTATTTGTTCGTCTTTACCTTCATAGTGACCTATAATATTTTCAAAGGGTGAAAAGTATCTAGCGTTTCTACAAGTATCATAAACTTGTTTTTGCATCATAAAATAATTTGCAACAAAAGCTGCTAGGTCTTTTGATATTGCTTGACGGATAACTGTGTACTTTTTTTTCTTAAACATCTTTAGCCATTTCCTTTGGCACTGCTTGTATGTTCCAATGTATAAATCTAAATGGCTCTATGCCAAAATCTACACTAAACTCGTGTTCCAAAAATCCTGGAAATATAATTAATGTACCTGGTGTAGGTTTAAAATGTATAAGCTCACTACCACCCCAAACACCTTTTTGATCTGGTTTCATTTTTAATTTTGTAGCTCTGGCTCCAGTACGAGGTTCGTGAAATACAGGATAAGATGTTTTATCACTACACTTTAAAAAGTAAAAACCTGATACGTGTTGATTCCAATGTATGTGTGCTGAATGATGACCACCACCTTTTTTAGCAAACTCTTGTACCCACAATTCAGAAAAAATAGTTGTATACTGTTGCATATCAAAACCTTGATGATCTAAATACTCCCAAGATTTTTGACCAATATAATTTCTAAAATCTATAAAATCATTGTCTTTTGTTAATGGTGTTGAATGATATGATCTTCCAAAGTCACCGTGTTCTTTTATAAATTTTTTTTCTCTTGTTCTTGCATCTTTAATATATTTATTAGATGCTTTAGTTAAAGATTTTACAAACTCTGGTTTTTGTTCTGACCAAATGGTTGTGTTAAAGTAATTATTTATATACATTATCTAAACGGCTTTCCTAAATGCCAAACAACAAGACTATATCTTGTGCCTGATGTCACGGGTTTAACTCTATGCCAAACAAATGAAGGAAAAACAATAATAGAACCTTTAGGTAAAATTTCTTTTGCTTTTTTTAAATGTTTAACTTCATCTCTCATATGTGGATCGTAATTTCTAAAATCGAATTCTAATTCACCACCTGTGTATTCTGAACCATCTGTTAACTGACAAGTCATAGATAGTTTTCGAATTCTGCCGTGGTCAGGATCATTTTTATTTTCTCTTTCATAAGGTTTATCCCAACTATCACAGTGCCAATCATAATATTGATTGTGTTTGTATTTTGTAAATTGACAAGACTCACTTCTTTCCCAATCAAAATTCCAACCAGCTTGTCTATTTGCTTTGTGGACGTATGGGTGTAATTCTTTATATATCCAAGTATCATTTAACCAAACTAAATCAGAGTTTCTTTTTCTTTTTAAATCTTTAACTTCGTTTCTAGATAATTTTTTATCTCCATAACCACCTGTTCTAGCCATAACTTCTTCTTGTGAATTTGCATAAGCTATTACATCATCACAAAATTTTGGTGTAAGCACACCACTAAAATACCAATAGTAATTAGATATATTCATAAGTTATTGTTTGTACAAAGTTTAATGAATCTTTTTGATTGTTAGTTAAGTAATACATATTAGTAGATGGAAACATTATAAACATATTATCTTTAAGTTCTATATCCCAACTTCTACCTTTACGTCTGTTATCTTCAAAGTGTATTCTAACAAAACAATCTTTAACTTTTACACCATATAATAATGTAAAGTCTGGAGAGTTACGTAGATCCACTGGATCTATATTTAATAATGGAATTGTAGTCTCGCTGGGTTTATAAATGTTACCCCACGTTTCTTTGTTAATTAAATTAACACCATACTCAAGACCAACGTGATCTCGCATATATGTATTCAACATATCCCAAGTTCGTGAAAACGGAAAATCTTTGTTTTGAATTACTGATTGTAAAATGTCGCCTGATAATTTATCTCGGTCAATGTCCCAATCTTTGGGCATATCGACATCACCATAATATAGAGCTTGTTCTGTTAAGACTTTCTTCTGCATACCACCACCATTTTTAATTTATGCTTTTGAGTCTGTCAAGTCCCAAGTTGTATTTGCTTCATTCCAGACGTAACCCCATCTGTGAGTATCAGCTGTATTTTGTGATTCTTGTTCAGCTGTTAGTGCTGGAGCATCACCGATTGGTGATTTCCAAGAAGCTGATTCGTTATGTTTTACCCAAGATGCATAAGGTTTTTTAGGCCAGAAGATTTGATCATCTTCGTCCCAAGTATAACCTATACCTGCGTAGTTTCCTCTTAATGGTGTACCACCACCTAAATGTGTGCCACCTTGTGTATTGTATGAAGTTTGAATCCACATTTGTGCAGGCCAATTATTATGTGTTTCTAAATATTGTTGACCTACTGATTCATCCTCAACACCATCAGCGTTAAGCATATCAGAATTATTCAAAGTTAATACTTGAATAACTTTTCCGTTAGCTCCTAATTTTGCAAAATGTGCCATAATGTTTCTCCTTATATATTAATTTTAATTATCATTCAACTATTGAAATTTATACCTTATAACAACAATTCCTGAACCACCTTGATTTCCAGCTACTGATGGTGCTCCACCATTACATAAACCAGTTCCACCTCCACCACCATTTGCTCTACTTATATTTTCATTGTAAGGCCCTACTGGATTAGTTGGAAAATCTCCAGTTCCACCTGCTGAATAAGTTACAGGAGAACCGGTTATATGAGACGTAGCACCTGCACCTCCAGCAAAACCACCAGATGTTGGATCTTTACTTGGGTTAGGTCCTGCATCAGTTCCTACAGCAGTTGCTCCACCACCTCCACCACCGCTGTTGTGACTACCACATACAAATTCACCATCTCCTCCGTCACTTCCTTGAGATGGACTAACAGGAGGTGTATTTCCACTTCCACCAGTTGTAGTACCAGCAGGAGGTTGTTTACCACCTCCACCACCACCAGAACCACCAGGATTTCCATTAAAAGGTGGACTTGTGTTATTTGGTGACCCACCACCAGCTGTTGATGTTATTGTTGAAAAAACTGATGGATTTCCATTTCCTCCAGATGCAGGTCCATTACCAACTGTACCGCCAGCTCCAACTGTAATTGGATAAGCTTGTGCTGTAACCGTGACTGCTGTTCCACCTGGATTACCATTTAATGGACTAGCTGTATAAGGCGTAACAGGTGATTTATATTCTCTAAATCCTCCAGCGCCTCCACCACCACCATCACCAATTCCTCCAGCGCCTCCACCTGCAACTACCATATATGAAACTACGTTGTTTGCTGCAGTACAAGCAACGTTGTTTATCGTAAAGGTCCCTGGACCTGTAAATGTATGAATTTTACAATCTCCAGATGTAGTTATTGTCCCACCCGATGCACATATAAAATTTTCAAATAAACCATTTCCTGTTTGAGAACCTGTAAAAACAATTCTCCATCCTTCAGTTGCATCTACATATATAAGTTGCACTGTAGTATTATTTTTAGCTAAAACTATATCAGCTGCAGCTCCATTAATATTAGAACTATTTCTACCAACTGTTATATTGTTAGTAGCAAAAGTTCCTGTGTAGTCTGAAATTGCTA